TTCTTCCCTCTTGGAAATAGATTATTTGAAGTAAAATTTGTAGAACATGAAAATCCTTTCTATCAACTAGGAAAAAATTATGTTTATGAATTAAAATGTGAATTATTTGAATATGAGGATGAAGTTATTGATACTTCAATCGAACAAATAGATACTGTTATTGAAGATACTGGATTTATTACAACTCTTACTCTTGCTGGTGCTGGAAGTACAGCAACCGTAACTTCTATTTTAAGTCAGCCAACAGGATATATTTCTAATCTATTTTTAAACAATGATGGTCACGGATATTTAACACCTCCATCAATATTCATTACACCAGCACCAGCTGGTGGTGTTGATGCTACAGCTGTCGCAATCACAACAACAAGAGGTGGCATACATTCAGTAAAAGAAATAATACTAACTAATGCTGGTTCTGGATATGTAACTCCACCAAATATAACATTTGTAAGTGGAAGTGGAGTCGGAGCTGCTGCTACAGCATCAATAGAAACTGTATCTAAAGGTGTTATTGATTTTACAATTACCGCAGAAGGAGCAGGTTATACATCTACTCCTGTTGTTGCCATTTCAACAGCTCCTGTTGGAGGAATCAATGCAACAGCTGTTGCTGTTTTAGATGAGACTAATAATATTCTTAGTAGTTTGAGAATTACAAATCCAGGTGCTGGATATACTGTAGCACCTACAGTTACCATCGCATCTCCCGTAACAATATCAGGTGGAAATTATAAACTTAATGAAATTGTTAAAGGTCAGACTTCAGGAACTGAAGCCAGAGTTAAGAGTTGGGATGCAGATACCAGAATACTTAAAGTTTCTGGTGTTGGAATTGGAACTGAGGTAACTGGATTTGCGAATGGTGAAACAATTCAGGCATTGGAATCTACAGTATTTACTGCTGGAGTTACTACAACTGCGACTGTTGGAGTTCAAACTAACCTAGTTACTGGTATTAATACTACTGGTCTTGTGATAGGTCAAGAATTAAATGCGGTAAATAATATTATAGGTATAGGAGCCACCATACTATCAATTGGTGCGAGTCAGGTTGTTATGAGTGAGAATTCAATCAACACCACCTCTATATCTGGAGTATCCTTATCATACGGATCTACTTCAATGACCTCTTACACTCTTGACCTATATAACGATACAGATACATATGATCCTTTTAATCAGGGTGATGTATTTCAAACTGAAGCAGATTCAATTGTAGATTTTCAAGAATCTAACCCATTTGGTACATATTAATGTTAGGAACTTATTACTATCACGAAATACTTCGAAAAACAGTTATTGCTTTTGGTACTCTGTTTAATGACATTCATGTCAGACATGGAGGAACTACTGATAAATCTATAAGTGACATGAAAGTTGCTTTGGCATATGGTCCAATGCAGAAATTCTTAGCAAGAATTGAACAGCAACCTGATTTAAATCGTGCGACTCAAATAACATTACCAAGAATGTCATTTGAAATGAATAATATTGCTTACGACCCAACAAGAAAGAGTGGAATAACACAAACATTCAAAGCATCTGATGGATCTAAGTTAAGAAAAGTTTTCATGCCTGTACCATATAATATTGGATTTGAATTAAATATCTTAGTTAAATTAAACGATGATGCTTTACAAATTATAGAACAAATTTTACCGTTCTTTCAACCATCCTTTAACTTAACTGTAGATCTAGTAAGTGTAATTGGTGAAAAAAGAGATATTAGTGTTGTATTAGATAACATATCATTCCAAGATGACTATGAAGGAGATTTTTCAACAAGAAGGGCTTTAATATACACTTTAAACTTTACAGCTAAAACATTCTTATTTGGTCCTGTTGCTGATACTCCAGAAGGACTTATCAAGAAAGTTCAAGTTGATTATGCTACAACTATGGATGTTAGAAATGCGAGACGTGAATTGAGATATGTAGCAACACCACAAGCAAGAAAAGATTATGATACTGATGCCACATCATCAACACAAACAGAAATTAGTGCTTCTCAAACTAATATAACTGTTACAAATAGTGGAGTGTTTGTTTTAAGAGATCGAATTATTATTGACTCTGAAATTATGAGAATTAATCAAATTGTAGACGCAACTACAATTGGAGTTGATAGAGCGATAGATTCGACTATCGCTGTCGCACATCAAAAAGGATCTACAATTAATAAGTTAACTGCTGCTGATGATGCTTTAGTTGATCCAGATGATAGTTTTGGATTTAATGAAGTAACAAGTTACTATGAAGATCAAAAATCTTATAGTCCTACTCGACAAACTGATGTATAATGACTAACTTTGATCCTATTGATGAAGCACTTAATATAGAGGTATCAAGAACCCCTAAGATAAGTAATGTCAAAAAAGAAGATATATCTGAAAATGATATAACTAAAGATTACGATTATACTCGTGCTAATTTATATTCTTTAATTGAAAAAGGACAAGAAACTCTTAATGGTATTATGGAACTTGCGGGTGATAGTGCTAGTCCTAGAGCATTTGAAGTAGCGGGTCAAATAATTAAATCAGTCGCTGATACAACTGATAAGTTGATGGACTTACAGAAAAAAGTAAAAGAAGTTGAAGAAGAAAAAAGTAAAACAACAAATAATGTAACTAATAATGCTCTGTTTGTGGGATCAACTTCAGAGTTATCTAAGATGTTAAAGCAAGGTATTCTAAATAATAATGATCAGGATAAAAAAATAAAAGATGACTAGCTTAAACATGCAGGCCAAAATCCAAAAACTTCGTGATAAACAAAAAGAGAAGGTGAAAAATTTTGGATCATCCGTGAGCACTCCTGTAAAATCAAAACCAGAGGAGTCTCAGATTCATCAAGGTGATATATCCGATAAGGAATTAGCTGATAAAAGAGCAGCAAAAAAGGCAGCGATGCAGAAGGCAGCAGCACGTAAAGCAGAAATTCGTTCAGAGATAGCAAAAGAATCTATAGAAACTATTGATATAATCGGTCCGACCAACATGCATACTGTAGTTAATAATGATGGTCTTTGGAAAGGAACAGAACAAATTATAGAAAAAGAAAACGAAGAAGCAGATGGAACTCCTAGTTCTGTAGAAGAAAATTTATCTAACTGGAAAGATGAATTAAAACTTAGGTGGGAATAATAATTGATTATGAATAATAATGTATACCTTGGCAATCCAAATTTAAAAAAAGCAAATACAGCGATTAACTTTACTCAAGATCAAATTCTTGAATTCGTTCGTTGTAAAGAGGATCCTGTTTACTTTGCGAGAAAATATATTAAAATCGTATCACTTGATGAGGGATTAGTTCCTTTTAATCTCTATGATTTTCAGGAAAAGTTAATTCGAAATTTCCATGAAAATCGTTTCAATATATGTAAGATGCCACGACAGACTGGTAAATCTACAACGTGTGTTTCATACTTATTACATTATGCTGTTTTCAATGATAATGTCAATATCGCAATACTGGCAAACAAAGCATCAACTGCCAGAGATTTATTAGGTAGACTTCAACTTGCCTATGAAAATTTACCAACTTGGATGCAGCAAGGTATTATATCTTGGAATAAAGGATCACTAGAATTAGAAAACGGATCAAAAATATCAGCAAACTCTACATCATCATCTGCTGTTCGAGGTGGATCATATAACGTAATATTCCTTGATGAGTTTGCGTTTATTCCAAATCACATTGCTGATGAATTTTTTGCGTCAGTATATCCAACTATTACCTCTGGTCAAAGTACAAAAGTTATAATTGTTTCTACTCCAAGAGGTATGAATCATTTCTACCGTATGTGGCATGATTCTGAAAAAGGTAAGAATGAATATGTTCCAACTGATGTTCATTGGTCAGAAGTTCCTGGTAGAGATGCTTTATGGAAAGAGCAGACAATTGCCAATACCTCAGAACAACAATTTAAAATTGAGTTTGAATGTGAATTTTTAGGATCAATCAATACGCTCATCGCAGCTAGTAAACTTAAAAATTTAATATATGAAGATCCGATAACTAAAAATGCTGGTCTTGATATCTATGAACAACCAATAAAAGATCACAATTACTTGATTACAGTTGACGTTGCTCGTGGATTAGGTAACGACTATTCAGCTTTCATTGTTTTCGATATTACAAGTTTTCCATATAAAGTAGTGGCAAAGTATCGAAATAATGAAATTAAACCAATGCTATTTCCAAATATTATTTTTGACGTAGCAAAAGGATATAATGAATCCTTTCTGTTAATAGAAGTAAACGATATAGGAGATCAAGTTGCAAGTATACTACAATATGATTTAGAATATGAAAATATATTAATGTGTTCTATGAGAGGAAGAAATGGACAAGTAGTTGGATCTGGTTTTAGTGGTAAAAAATCTCAACTTGGAGTTAGGACAACTGCTGCTGTTAAAAAATTGGGTTGTTCTAATCTTAAAACTTTAATCGAAGATGATAAACTATTAACATTTGATTATGACATCATATCTGAATTAACTACATTTTCACAAAAAGCAAATTCTTTTGAAGCAGAAGAAGGATGTAATGACGACTTGGCAATGTGTCTTGTAATATTCGCATGGTTAGTCGCACAGGACTATTTTAAAGAAATGACAGATAATGATGTAAGAAAAAGAATATATGAGGAACAAAAAAATCAAATAGAGCAAGACATGGCACCATTTGGATTCATATCAGACGGACTTGATGATCAAGGAAGTTT